GTTCATTTCCAGTGCCATCGTGTTCAGAGATGCAGAGTCATTGAATCCCACACCGATGTAATCAAACATCTCATCACCGAGCGCAGCGATCGCCGCTGTCAGTGTTGGTGAGCCCGCGCCGCCTGACATTGTAGTCATGGTGATATTCAGGCCTGTCGGCGTCACCTCGCTGCCGACCCGACCGAGATAGTTAAGTGCTACCGGAATATCGTTGCCATAAAGACCAGCATGTTTCGCGGTCAGCGTCACAACGCCCGCGGTGGCCGATGCGTTAACTGCAAGGTCAGGATTTGCCGTGATGCTGGCGACAATTGCCGCTGCTACGGTGGCTGCCGGATCATTCAGCGAAACGGCAACCGCGACGCGCTGATTACTGATGTACAGATTAACCGTGCCTGACTCCGATGCTGTACCGGCAATCGTTAGCGTGGAGGTTGCTTCTGTACCCTCAGGAGGCGTTACTGCAACAACCCAAAGCTCACCAAAGGGATCCACCGTACGATAGGCGGAAACCATTCGGTGTAACTGACTGCCACGCCCCGCCAGTTGTCCGGCAAGGTTCGCCGAAGGCATGATGGTTAAGGTGTTAACGGGAATTTCTGAATCAGAGGACGCATAACCCATGATCAATGCAGGGCCACTATCCTGTGTCGTATTGGCTGCTGAGCTGTCCATCTCCGCCCAAAACAGCGGGACGTTAAGATCGGGCTGGATTGTGTTCATACTAATGGTCATTTAGACGCCGCCTTTTTCCGTTGCACTTCGTTGCCAGTTTCCACCAGGCTATTTTCTGGCGAGGATTCAGGAACGGGGAATTCCCCCTTTTCAACATCGCCATCTGTCAGACGGCGATACCAGTAGTTACTGTCATCAACATTTCGCCCTGACTGGGGCAAAAAGTCGCCGCGAGCAGGGTCAGGAACTGACCGCCCGTCTTTAGGGATCACAAACGTAGGGTTACTCGCTGTCTGAGAGGTTTATTTCGATATGGTGTTCGATGTTGCCATCGGGCTTTTGGGTATCATGGCGGATAAAATCAATATCAATACCAACCGAGGCCAGTTCCTCCAGGGCTTGAAGGTCATCCCACTGACGGGTTTCTTCGACACTGATCTCCCGCTTTGCTGAGAACTCAAACTGGTAATACAGCGCATGGCGGTTAAGTTCTAACAGCGTGCCGCCGTCATACTGGATCGGGTGATAGTTCTCATCAATTTCCCAGCCTAAGAGCGCCTGCCAGAGTTGAGCGCGAATTTCTTCTACCGCGTCATAACTTGACTGTCCACGCTCATCGGTTGAATTACTGAATACAACCACAACGGCAAAGCCGTCCGTGACTTCCTGCCAGTAGTCAGTCTGCGATTTGTTATCACCGGTATTGTCATCGAGCGGGATAACCCAGGCGCAGGGAAGTGAAAATTTCCCAACATCAGGCAGGGGTTTAAATTCTGCCGCACCTGCTACGCGATCCACGAAAACTGGGCATCGAAGCCGCAAGGCGGCAATCACAAGTGAGAGTTTCATTTTTTCTTGAGCCTCACCGACCGCTTAAGTTCGGTATAAAGAAGCCGTTGCGTTTGATAACGCTGATCGGCCAGTGCCTGAGCCATGAAGTTTTTTCGCGGTGCTAGCTTCCAGCCATTCCCGCCCGAACTCCCCCCCTTGTGTTTTTTCCCGCGCTTTGCGCCCCGGCGCACGCCGTAGTAAAGATAAGCAGGATAGAAATCACCGGTGATATGCCGCGATCCCTTGCCGTTCTTCTGGTTTGGCGCGATACGCGCCATAAAGCCCGATCTTTTGCCACTGGCTTTGGGGACGTAGTAGCCCAGAGATTTTGCCAATGCACCAGTGCGGTATCCCGGCGCTTCGCCTGCGTGTGATATGGCACGTCGCGCGACCAGCCGACGGGCATCACGTAACACATTTTGCCCAATTCGGATAAATGCACGACGGACTCGGGCACGGTTAAAGGTGACCTCTCCCGCGTTGGGGAAGTCCACGTGAAGAGAAAACGGGTCAGCCATCGTCGTTAATCTCCGACAGTTCTTCGCAACTGATTTGCAGAAAACGTTTTTGCCCGTTTAGTTTTTCCGCGCCTTTTACCCGGTAGACCATACCGCCGTGGATGATCTCGAAATCTGTATCAACCCCCTCCCGATATCGGATAGTTATTTTATGGGTGATAGCGTTGTCGATCTGCGCGGTGCCAATACGGACGGTGTCCCCTACTTGCCGCACTTTAGCCCAAGTTTTAAATTCACGGGAAAACTCAGGTTTCAACCAGGCTGTATCAACAGGCATATCGGTACGGCGGCGGAATTTAACCCGTTGATTCAGTTCACCGGAAGTAGGCGATCGGAATGTCGCACTCGACTCGGTCAGTCTTCTCAGGCTCATAAAGGGATATACCGATAAGGGCCAATCAGAAACTCAAAGCTCATTGGCGTTTCCGACTGCTCAAAATCACTGACAGAGGATCGGTTTTCATACCAGTGACTCACCAGATGCAGCATTCCAAGCTTGATATCAGCAGAAAGAACTAGACCATCAGGATCTGTATCGGGCACGGCATCGGGATACAGTGTCCGGTTTAGATAATTGGATGTTCGCTTTTCTGCTGCACCCGCATAAAGCGTTAAAAGCTCGTTTTCTTCCTCATCATCCTCATCAATGCGGCACTGTTTTTTAATTTCCGGCAGCGCTAAAAGCATTATCAGTCCCTCAATGGCGCGGCCCGTTGCCGGGCTGCGCGCATAAAAAAACCGCCGAAGCGGTGACAGTTTTTTGGTTTCAAAAGAGGGGCTTATTTCCCTGCGTCGGCACCTTTACCCGCCAGCGCCTTAATTGCCGCCGTATCCTCCAGCACGCAGTCAAAGCGATGGAAAGCGAGGAAGGCGGTCTGGTCAAACTCTGCGTAACGCTCAACAAGACGTTTTAACGTCATGTAAGCCACGCGGCGAACGATGAAGCGGTCAAAGTCACCGCAGAAAATAAACTTCTTGCCCGCGCCAATATCATCAATCGCCTGATCGATAACATATGGTACCTGCAGCACCGTGGCAGGCGCACCGCCGATAATCGAAGGAAGCCAAAGCGGTCGGCCCTGCCCGTCTTCCATTTCCTCAATGAGTTTCAGGGTTCCATCGTTAAACGCCCAACGGAATTTAGCGCCGTTGCGATAGGCCGGGTCGATCGCATGTTTCAGGGCATTCATCTCTTTCCAGGTGAACGCCGTTGCCGATGCGGTGGTCGTGGTACCCGTAACCGATGCCGCCAGCCCCTTCGGCTGTAGCGGACTGCCCGCGCCGGTACCCTTCACCAGATATTTAGCTTCGCCGCGGCTGATACGCTGAGAAATACGGCCTGCCAGATAGGCTTCGATATCCACACCGCTGTCCAGCAGCAGCTCGTTAGAAACGCGGATGATTTTTGAGGACAGTTTTTTCGCACCGAGATTGGCAGTACCGAACTCTGCATCTTCCTCACCGGTTTCAGTATTTTCGCCCAGCAATTCACCTTCTTCAGCGGTACCGTCGGAGGTCGCCCAGCTTATTTCCTGCCCGGTAGAGGTGTTGAGGATCTGCGCCACGCTGGCAATGCCGCCATAGGCTTTCATTGAATCGACAATTTTATTCAACATCTGAGTCGGCACGGTGTAGCCGCCCTTCTCATCAGGTGTGGTTCCCTGCGCGCGGAGCTCGCGCAGTGCTGCGCGCTCTTCAGTATTCATCTCACCGATGCCATGGCGCAAAAACTTATCAAATGCAGCAACGCGTTTTTCCTGCTGTTGACCTTCAGGTGAGCGCTTACCCTGCTCCTGGCGCTGTTCCTGCTCCTGACCTTCGACGCCCTGCTGATCTAAGTTACGCAGCTCTTCTTCACGACCAATTTTATCATCAAGCTGCTGAAGTTCCGTCTTGGCTTGGTTCCACTGTGTGCGCTGCTCATCCGTCCACGCGGTTTCACCGATTTTCTCGTTGAGCGCACGCATGTCGGTGGCGATGGTGTTACGTTTTTGTTTCAGTTCATGCAATTTCATGGTTTACCTCAGGCGTTAATAAGAGTCAGCAGGCGCTCACGCGCCATCTTTTCGTTAATGGCTTTTTGCAGCGCACCGCTTTCACGCGCTTCCTGCCAGGCTTTCATCGACCGGACGCCAGAATCAGCATCCTGATAAGCAGGGTACGTCACCGGGCTGACGTCGAATAATCGTGAGAATTTGCTAATTTCGCGAATAACGACGCCTTCGTCGTCCTCATACCAATGATCGCCATCTCGGGCGATGCGGAAGGCAAAAGAAGACTGGTTAATGTCGCCACGCTGCATCGGGGCGATAACCAGATCACGAATGGTCTGAGTTTCCGGCGAAACAATGTTGTATTGCAGGCCACGTTCATCGACCGACAGAGTGAGCGTATTAGCCGAGGTGCGACCGAGGATAAAATTCGGGTCATGGTTAAATAGGCCGCGCACGTCGTCATTAAGTACGTCGTCAAATGCGCCCGGCTTGATGATTTCACGAAACCCCCACAGGGGTTCTGAGCGGGAATTGAATACAGAGCCATAACCGATAATGCGTGTCGGCCCGTCGTCCCGCTGTTCAGCGCGTACCTCCCCGCTGTAGCAGCGCATTTCTCTGTCAGTCATCGTTATTTCCTTCAGTGGTTTTTTCATTCGCAGAAAGGCTGACCGGCTTGGCGGCATTGACGCTGACCAGCATTTCGTCCAGACCGTCCACCGCGTTCATGTCCTCATTCTCGCGGGCTTCGTTACGGGACATCCAGCCATCGGTGATGGCAAAGTGGTAGAAGTTGGCGCGCTCCTGCGGGGTACCGCGAAGCAGGCCGGAAAGGTTAAACCGGACGTAATACCCGGCAGCACGTTCTGCCCGCGTAAACAGCCGGCGGTTAATTTCCTGCTCCCAGTTCACAATCCACGGCATGACCGTATGGCGAACAAACTGGATAGACTGCTGCGTAATGTTTGAGAACGTCGCTTTCTCAAGGTCGTTGATCATGTGCGCGGGCACGTTAAAGATCCCGGCAATCTGCGAGCGGTTGAGCTTGAGCATATCGATGATCTGCGCATCAACCGGGGAGACCGTGAGCGCCCTGTAATCAAGCTCGGCGGGCAGCAGCATGGTCTTGTTTTCTTCATTACGCAGCGCAGCCGCCGCCTTTTGCCAAAGAC